TTAATTATGTACTCTTTTTATAATGTTATATAGAACTATTACGCTAATATGCTTTACAGTCTCAAAATACCTATATAGATGTGTCATGAAATGCTAATACAACTTACAAAAGAGATTATGAAAAGTATATCATAGACTTAAAAAATAGTACATAATTGATTTATTTTCTGATTTTCAGAAAGTTTTTGTCATTTGCATTTTTATTTTAATTATGTACTCTTTTTATAATGTTATATAGAACTATTACAATGATGCTTTACAGTCTCGAAATACCTACATAGAGGTATCATAGAATGCTAAGAGAATGTATAGATATATCCCTTGAAAGTATATCATAGACTTAAAAAAGAGTACATAATTGATTTATTTTCTGATTTTCAGAAAGTTTTTGTAATTTGTATTTTTAACTTGATTATGTACTCTTTTTATAATGTTATATAGAACTATTACGCTTTAAAGTCTCAAAATAAGACAAAAATAAAGAGAGTATACAGAGAAGAAAAGGGTAAGCAGAAATTACATATCCTACTTTGTGATAATATTGATAATATAGTCTAATTTTTCTTCTATTGTCAGCATTTTATTTTCTAATAATGCCATTTTATCAAACAACAGCCGATTGTTTTTTTTTAGGTTTTGTTTCATCAGACTTGTTGTTATCCAATTTATTTTTTTCAACAGATGTTTTTATCGCGTTTTTAATTTCCAATTTGTTGATATATTTCTCTATGATTTCCTTTTCAATTCGATATTCTATAGAGATTTCATCCATAGTTTTATTTCCTTCTGTGTATATTGGATAAATAATTTGAGAAATTACTCTTGATTTTATTCCTGTTGATGTCCTTTTATGTTGTAATGCTATCTCATCATATGATAAATTATTCGACATTTCTTCAACCAATTTTGCATCTTCTTCTGGTAACCATTTGGTTCCAACGCGAGAAGTTTCTTCTTGATCTTTCAAACCCATTTGTATATGAGGAAATATCAAATCTAATTCTTATATTAGTGTCCGTTCAATCAGATAGTTGTAGGTAGAAAATTATCATAAAGTGTTAATCACATTGAAACCATTATCGTATACATTAATTACCCCATTATTCTCTATTACAACAGACAATGGGCTTATGCTGTCCTCCTTTGAAACAAATAAAGAATGTCTATTATCATTATTATCATTTTCATCATATCCATAAAGATTTAAACTACCATTTTCAAATGCAATGCTTCTTCTGTTATACAACCCCATATCAAAATCAATAATTCTTTTTCTTTTCTGTTCTAAATAGAATAATGAAAGTTTATTTTCTTCATCATACTTTAGCTCCCACATTTTACTAAATGACGTAAATCTTTCCTCATCTAATTTGATGACATCTCCTTCACTGAGAACATATTGCTGTTTCAGTAAAATATTTCCCCAAGGCATATAATGTGTATATTGTTGCAATGGTACAAAATCATCACTTAGGACGAAACAAGGAAATATGATTTCTTGCACTCCAGGAAAAGTATTATATCGATAGGCAAGTTCAGACAATATTTTTCTGTTATATTCTTTGGAATATTGTGTTTCATCTTTTCCTTCCTTGTAGTTTTCATTACGAAAACGCACTGCAGAACCCTTGATTACATCAACGATATTATCACTAGAATGCCCTGCAGTTGGCACATCACCTGCTTTTATTTTTTCATAATTACTTTTGAATATGTCAATATCGTTCATTAACTGCGCTCTCACCCCTTTTTTGTAATCTTTTAAATGTCTTTCCTTGTTTAATTGCATCATGTGCTTATAATAATGTTCTGTAAGCAAACATTTTGTTGGAAAGTATGGACCTTTTGCGGCAGCATTATTTTCTTGTTCGTCATATGTACTTCCAATTGCTGGAACTATTTCAACTAAATCTTCTCCATAATCCGACGTGCAGCCCATATTAAAACATATGTATGACATATCTTTGATAAAAGGATACTCCATCTCATTATTGTCATTCAAATCTCTTACCATCTTCTGATGTTTATCACTCATATCATATTCTTCTTCGCCAATAACATTTACTATATTTTCTTTGTACTCCTTTTCAAAAGGAATTATACTCATAAGTTTACTATTAGAATTACTAATCAGATACATCCATTTATTTACTCTGGCAAAGTCATAGAATGATGTAAAATATCTCAAGTCTCTCGTCAGATTAGGAACATAAATATTGACCTCATAATTTCCCATAAACTCATATGCAGCCAATGAAGATTTCTTGAGGTTTTCTAAGTTGTCTTTCTCAGCCAACTTTTCATATATAAAAATCATTTTATCAATATCAGGCGACCCCTTATCCATGAGCTTATTGTCTTTATCCAAAAAACAGGAAATATCATAATCTTTGTACCTTGTATCATCATTGACATATTTCTGTGTTTGTGTATCGTATTTTTTTTCATACTGTCTATATACTGTCATCTCACTGTCGGAACTAAATTGAGCTTGCAGTTCATCATATCTCAATTTTCCTGTCTTCAAATCATCATATGTTTCTTTACAATTTGCAGGCAATATTGATTTTGCCGAATTATACTCCAGTTTCTTAGCAAGCAGTACATATATGGGCCTGGGTACTTTTTTAAAAGGCAATTTCCCTGCCAACTCTTTCAGATGATTGACAACAAATTCCTTGACATTCTTTGTTATACCTTGATGAATATGTATCATGTCATTTAAATGCTCTCTTTTTTTATATTCATCGAATGTCATATATACACATCTTTTCCATAATAGCATATCTTTTAAGTTTGCATACAATGCCATATTCATAATTTTTTCTACTAACACCTTCTCAGACATCTCTTATTATCTTGGTATAAAAATATATTGTATATAATAATTAAGTAATAATGACAGCAAATCTGAATAATGTTGAGAAATATATAGATTGTTGTATCATTAATGGGTCTCATTATGACGTTTCTCTAGCCTGTGTAGAAATCTTAAAAGAACAATATAAATATGTTGGTAATAATACCTGGAAATATTTGAAAGATAATGATTGGCACACTGATGACAAGCAAATGAACTTGAAATTTGCCATAAGAACTATCGTATGCAATGCATTCATCCAACGCTCACTTTTTTGGGACCTCAAATCCACGCATGCTACTGATATGAATATAGCAATTGATGACAAATTCAGAGCAAATAGACTTCTCACAATTAGTTCCAAACTGAAAGAAGATAAATATATATCAACTATTATTAAAGAAAGCAAGCAGTTTTTCACAAATGAGCCTGTATGATGCAAAATCTTCTTCAGACTTCTATAAAATTATCAAACCATATTACATACACAACAAAAAACAATTTGATGCAAATGTGCCAACCATATTACGCATACAGCATAATGATAAGAGACTAAATATTTTGACAAACTATCTACAACAGATGAATGATAACAGTTTTTTAGATTTTTCTTTTGTTAAGCACTATTTATCAATCTGCAAATATTATTATCATATAAAATATCAGAGATTGCAATGTTTTATCATATCTGCCAAGCCTCTTATTGCAAAAGATAAACATAAGCTATATAATACTATTATCAGAATAGCCACTGTAATGCAGGTATATAATATGGATAAGCCTATGAATTTCTATCTAATAATGGATCCTCGGAAACGCCAACTTCCTTCAGATAGACCGATCAATGCAGAACATATTAATGGTGGATTTACATATATATCTTCAAATAATATTGTCATTATTCGTAAGGAGGAATATGAAAAGGTTGTAATTCATGAATTATTACATCATAATAGATATATACATAATGATAATTACACTCGTTTCAATATCAAAAGATTAAAACATAAATTCAATATAGACGAGCGATGTATTTTAAATTCGAACGAAGCAGTCATAGAGGTGTTCGCTTGCATGCTGAATACTGTATTTTATGCACTTGATGGTAATAAGAATATCATGTATTTTAAAAAATTATTACGAGATGATTGTCATCATTCGCATGTCATTAGCAAGAAAATCCTTGATATTCAAAAAAATAACAAGTGGTTTGAAAAAACCAATGCATATTCCTATTGCATTTTCAAAACTATTTTATATAAACATTTCGACAAATTTATAAAGGACTTTCAATATGATAACAATGATAGAATAACAGATTTTTTGTGTAATCAAGCAGGAAACCTATTTTATTCTGCAATGAGAAAACATTATAATGATAAGATGTTGAAGTTGACAATATTTTAGACAAATGTCTCTATATACAAAGAACGCTCGGCTGTTGCAGGAAGACGTCCGTCAACCCTCAATTTATCTCTTGAAAACCTTTCAACCGTCAGCGCATCTTCATTTATACCATTGTTAACATCAAAAATATCGAATACATTCACATTGGTTTTCAGTTGCTGTCCTTGCGATATCCCTAATAATGATTTATAATCTATGTTATTGATATCAACAATCAATGATTTGATATTAGCAATTTCAGTATCTGTGGAAACAGTTGAACCATCATCAAATGTGTATGTATTTTGCAGATGAACTCCTGATTTGACATCTCTTTCTGTTTCTAATCTTTGTTTTTTTAGCGATGCAGCAGCAACTTTAGCATCTGCATTCTTTATACCAAAATAATCCATGTTGTCATGCAAGTAGAATTTTATTTTTGCTAGATCTGACAAATTCGGCAATGTATTATAGACATATTTGAAGACATCTTTCATATATGCTGCTATGTCAAAACCATAATACATATATTTTGCATAATTGTCAATATCCTGTCTATTAACACTATTCTTTTCGTGATTATTATTGTACCAATTACTGTATAAAACAGTGAATGGTTTTTGGCTAACATTATATATATTTCTAAATGCTTGTTCCGTTGAAAATGATTGCCTCAACATATTCAGATTGATAGCATTATTATCAATTGCTGTATATTCAACATTGATTTTCAATTCAGTTGTCATAGTACTTTTATTATTATAACCGCTTGATTTAAATATAGCTTTGTAAAAGCCTCCGTTTTGTATATTGATATTTTTCATAACTGTATAAACATCATATGTATTTGTTCTTGTACTACTTGGTGTGAAGTACGATACTAACCTTGGTATATTATTATCATCTAAAATATATAATTCACAAGTACAAGGGATTTGGTTGTTTTCTATTTGCGTCAAATATGCATAGAATTTATATGTACCCTTCTGCAAATATAAATATGCAAAAACATTATAAATGAAGATACTATTGGCATTTAATACAGTACTGAATACATATGGTGATTGTAGATACTGAGGTGTTATAGCATATTCTGTCGTACTTACAGCAGTTTTATAAATATCATCATTGAGTTGTGTCATATCATCATGTAGATACAATGCAAATATTTCAGAATATGATAAGACCTTGTTATAAATACGAAAGTCATCAATATTTCCTATAAATGAGCCATCATTAGGATAACAACTTTTACCAATATATCTTCTTTGCCAGTTTGCATTAGGTATTCTCCAAGAATTATTTGCATATCTCAATACATTATTGATGTATATTTTGCAGACACCTGACTTGGAAATACTCCATACAATATGATACCATTTATCATCAAAATAATTTTCTGGAGCTAAGTAATACATAGACCCGTTTATGTAAAATAAAAGTTGATTTGAATCCCCATGTTTTGCTATTAAGAAATGATTACTTGGTGGCTTCCCTTCATTATTATCTCCAAAATCAATTTTGGAGATAATAATGAAGGGAAGCCACCAAGTAATCATTTCTTAATAGCA